CGACCACCTGTAATACCACCGATTGGTATTCTTCTTTTTAATCCTTCTAATACTTCTGTACCAGCTCTTCTTAATTCTGGAGGTAATTTATTTATGAAACTACCAAAAGCACCATATTTACTCTTTACTGTAACATCAGCAAAGTTAGGACTACCTAATGCTATATTACCTGATCTATCAATAAAGTAATTAATCCAATATCTAAAATCAAAAGTAACATTAAATGTTTGTGCATCATTAACATCTGCTGAATATTCAACAGCACTAATTGTTTTTGGATAAACATCAAATAATTTAATAGCATAAGTTACATCATCTCTTTCATTTCTGCTTTCAAAACTACCTAATTGAAATATATTACAGTCAGAAACATAATTATCATAAAAATTGTAATTATGTGAACTTGTGCTAAATGCTGAATTTTGCCATACTTCAAAGTATGATCTTTCTCTCATAAACTTATCTGTATAAAATGTAGCAGTAATAGGCGATGATTTATAATCAAATACAAATTTACGAGTAGGGCCATTATGTTTAATTTCTTTTGTTTGAGCATCTCTATCTGGCATACTAATAGAACGACAAAATGCTTGAACTCTTTTAGCATTTGCTATTTGAACTGCTAATAATTCTGATTGACTTCTAAATGTTTGTTGTAATTCATTGGCAGCATTAGATAATTGATTTTCTTCTAAAAATTCTATTTGTGGATTGTTACCATTATTATTTAAAGCATTTAATGGCACACCTTTTGGTAAATTAAATTCAACATAAAATCTGGCTTTACGAGCAAATCCTTCTGCTTCATTTACATATGATTGATAACGGCCTATTGTAGTAGCTGGATTACCACCAGCTTTTTGTTTAAACCTAGGATCATTTTCAACGTTATCTAAAGAACGATCACGAGGAATACCTAATCTTACATCAAAACCACCAATTCTTCTGCCTGCTCTTAATATGGCCATTATACAACACTCCTTGAAGCAGCATAAACACTAGCAGCAGAACTTTTTTGAAATTGTTGAACTGGCAAATAAACAGCAATAGCGGCCTGTGTTAAATCTATTTTAAGAAAACTTGATCTTACGTGTTTATACAAATACTTTTTGATAGTGGGTTTTACAAGTGATATTGATTTAACACCTGAATAACTTACATTTAATCTTGTTGTTTTATCCATTTTATTATTTGTGGCAAATCTTTGCATTTGATCTAACAATCTAAATCGAAGTCCTGGTGGTAGATAATGAAAATTTATTCCACTAAATCCGCCTGGTATAGCCTCTAAAGGTAATACAAGTGGAAACGTGTCATAATAAGGTAAAGTCTTTTTATACTTAGGGTCATAAAAAAATAGATTTAATAAACCTATATTAGGTCGACCTGTAAGTTTACCTTGACTCATCAATTTATTGGCACTCATTCTATCTGCTATTGAAGCGACAGCCTTTTGATACCAACTTGCTGATTTTTGTGTTCCACCTTGTTTATCTACGAGAGTGTCTAATATACTTGCCATTTAATATATTTATATCTAACTATAGACACCTATGTCTTTTTCAGTAAATATCTTAAACTCTAAATCATTACCTTCACAATACACTTTAGCGGCTTGCCATTTAGCTTGGTTCTTTATATATTCTAATTGTTCACTCACAAAAGAACGACTTTGTTTCTTTGGTTTCTTAGGTGGAAAACACTGGCGATATGGTTTTATTTCAACCATATATTTCTTACCTGTTTTTAACTTGAATATAAAATCAGGATAGTATCTATGAATACGATAATCAATAGGTGAACGATAGATAATAGGTATTTCTTCACTAGCCCAAAACTCAACAGCATCATTTTTATCCAAATACACCATCATACGTCTTTCTAATAATGAACGATATACTATTCTATTTGGGTCACCAGCGTACTTTTTAGGGTGTGTAGGTTTGTAAATTCCTTTATAACTTGTTCTCATATCACATATAAATATTACTATTAATCATATAAGGTATTTATCGTGTTAGGAAAGATAGCTTCCATAGTACAACAGAACTTAGGCAATTTATCAGGTGGTATTTCAGGATTGGTTGACAGTGTAAAAAACAGTGCTCAAACAAATGCTGCCGCTGCTAAGATATTAAATAAATCGCCATTAGAAATTTCAGATACTTCACCTACACAACATCTAAAACAAAATCCATATGAATATGGTACAGTTTATTATCCATCAGACGTATCAAATTTAGGCACTGGCCATTATATGATATTTGATATAGTAATGAACAAACATTCAACATTTCAAAATTCATCTTTTTCTGGCAATAAAATAAATGTAAACAAAGCAAACAAAGTTGGTGAAAATAGATTAGAAACTTTTGGTAAAAAATTAGGTGTTGTTGGGTTGCAGACTAACGCAAGTAGAATTACACAAATAAAAGAAAATGGTATTTCATCAGATAGGTTGACTAAAGTTAGCTCAGGTATAAATGCTAAAAATCCTACACACACTTATGTATCAGATTCAGTTATACTTTATACGCCACCACAAGTTAAAACAACTTACGCTACTAACTATGACCAAGCAGAAACAGGTATGGCCGCTGGTTTTATGGGTGTAAAAAGTTTTGGCGATGCTTTAAAAGCATTCGGTGGAGGTGGAGGTGCATTAGGATTAGAAGCATTAAATATGGTAACATCTTTGATACCTGGCGGTGGTGATGCCAAGGCTGTATTTACAAAGACAACAGGCAGAGCAATTAATCCAAATATAGAAATGGTATTTAAATCTGTACCTATGAGAGAATTTACATTTACATATGAATTTTCTCCAAGAAATCAAAAAGAATTAGATAGTATAACTAAAATAATTAATCTATTCAAATTTCATATGCAACCTGAATTAGGATTAACAAACTTTTTTGTTGTGCCATCAGAATTTCAAATAACTTATATGTACCTTGAAAACAGAAACTCATACATTCCTAAAATATCTAGGTGTGTATTAAAAAATTTAGAATTAGATCAATCACCAGAAGGTGTGTTTACAACTTTTGCCGCTGATGAAAAGGGCGCTGCTCCTGTATTAAGTAAAATGACATTAACTTTTGCTGAAACAGAAATTATGACTAAACAAAAAATTGCTGAAGGCTTCTAATGTATTTTTCATATTTTCCAAAAGGTTATTACGATTTAAAAAATGATGGCAATTTAAAATTAGTTACTGATCTAATGCGTAGAGTAAAGATTAGATCAAAAATAATTAACGAAGTTAGTTTATATGATCTATATGACTTACAAGATGGTGATAGTCCTGAAACTATAGCATTTAAACATTTTGGTGATAGTAAATTACATTGGGTTATATTATTAACAAACAATATCAGTGATAGATATTATGACTGGCCACTAACAACAAACGAATTTGAAAATTATTTAAATGAAAAATATACAAATCCTGATGGCATTCATCATTATGAAATAGCTCAATCGAGTGGACCCACAACATCTTCAGATGATTCACATTTAATAGAGGTCAATAGTACAACACCTAATGCTGTATCAATCAGTAATAGAGAGTATGAAGAAAGATTACAAAATGTTAAAAGACAAATTAAATTATTAAATACAGCATATCTAAATGTATTCATAGAGGAATTTCAGGATTTAATTAGTGGATAATTATGTACAGTGCTATTGATACAACGGCTTTAAAAAGACCTGGTGATTTTAGTTTATCAGACGTTATATTAACTTCATATCAAAGTGAAGGAGTTAATTCAAATCCTAAAAAAATATCTGTTACCACACTTGTAACTGAATTAAACATTTACGAGAGTATTCATAACAAAACATTATCAGGCAGTCTAGTATTAATTGATGCTACAAACGTTGTTGCTGCTTTACCTCTAACAGGTTTTGAAAGAATAGAATTTAGATTATTTACACCATCAATATCCAGAGGTTTTGATTTTACAGAAAAATCAGGCCATCCAATGTACATATATCGTATTGGCCAAAGACAAGGTATGAATCCTAGAGTGCAAACTTATATTCTATACTTTGCTAGTAGAGAAATGATACGTAATGAACAAGTGAAAGCGACTAAATCTTACACAGGCCAAATATCAAACATTGTGACCGAACTGTTAAGAGATCCAGATTTATTAGATACAGAAAAAGATGTATTTGTAGAAGAAACAAAAGGTGTTCACAAATATGTTATACCTACAGAAAGACCTTTTGACGTGATTGAAATGTTGTCATTAGAGGCAAGAAGTAAAAAGTATCATAATCCTGGCATGCAATTATATGAAACATCTTTTGGTTTTAATTTTAAATCAATTGAAAGTATGCTGGCCATTACAGATTCACAGGCAAGACCTGTTGTTGCTCGTTTTGAACCGAAGCCTGCTAGTATTCGTGTAGATGGAAATAGAGATATATTGCAAGAGATGAAGATTGCTTCAACATTTACAATTAAAGACCAGTACAACACATTAAAGAATTTAAGAAATGGTGTTTTCGCCAGCACCATTACTCAATATGATGCTTTTAATAAAACATATAAAGACATTATATTTGATTACAATAAAGAATATGAACTAGCCAATCACACTGAACATAGTGCTGATGGTGGCAGAACTGATGACAAAGGTATATTACCTCTTGTAAATATGGGTGGTAAATTAATGTCTGATTATTTTGAAGGCGTACAATATCTAAGATCAGATACAGCCAATCTTCACAATGATATTGAAACTTCACCTACGAGTGAAATAGTAATAAAAAGATTATCTTCAAAACTGGCCTTTGAAACATTTAAATTAGAACTTACTGTACCAGGATTTACTGGCCTATCAGCAGGAGAATTGATTGCCTTTGATATGCCGAGTTATACAGCGATCAGTGATACCAACCCTTTAGACCACGATCCTTATATGTCAGGTCGTTATCTTGTGAGTGGTATACGCCACATAGTATCCATATTAAACGGCAAACACCAGATGGTTCTGGAGTGCATAAAAGACAGCGTTAAACGACCTTATCCTGAAGAACTAAATGACACATTTACAGGTAAAGAAAAGGCCGACCGAGGTATTATAGATCAATACACATTAGACGAAACACTGATTGCTAATGATACCAATTCAAATAACGTATTTAAAGCATAATGAGAACCGCTCCGAGACCGCCGCTCCGAAAATTTTGTATGGACAATAGACCAATGGCCACCTCACAGAAACCAAGAGGGAACCATCCATAAATATGTAGAAAGGAACTATGAATATAAATGAACTAAACTTTATCGGTATCAAAGAAGCATTGAGAAATATAAAACAATGGCTCTTTGGTAAAAGATGTAAGTGTAAATCAAATAGAAAGTAATCGCCGAGATGAATAGAGCAATTCAATGGTTAACGAAACTTAGAGATAAAGTCGTGCTAGCGCACTCCTTGTCTAACGTGGTATGGGTTTATTACGGTGCCATACTGTTTTGTGTATTTTATATGGTGGCTAGATGGCCAGCGTAGAGACCATTTAAATGGTTAAAAATAACGTATGTTGTTGTGTTA